TGATTACGTATGAGGATTTGTTATATAAATATGTCGATACGCTGAATGCGATTAAAAACACGTTTCACTTGAAACCATTGCACCCAGAATATGTGAAAATACCAAACCACACTATAGACGGAACCATATTTACAGGAGAGCGCGAACCGGATTTTTCTCCATCCGTAATACAATACATTTGGGACAATGTAGATAAACAACAAGAGCAAGTTATGGGTTATGAGTGCCCTTTGAAACCTTCCGTCGCAGGAAATAGCAACCCTGCGGTAAAGCCTTTACAGAAACAACCCGTTACTCAAACAAACCCATTAAAAAGGATATTGCCAACCAGACACGCTCAACCAGTAAACCGCGTTCCTGATATAAAAAAGGAAACATTAACCCAACCCCCTCCTGCACCCAGCATATTAAAGCAGAAACCTCGCCCTCCTCCCGCATTTGGTCTAGGACTCGGAATGCGTATGAACAAGGGGAGACCAATGTAATGCGTTCTTTCTATTTTTTTTTATTCTATTTTTGTCTATTCTATTCTATTTCTATTTCTTGGAATCCACCATGGTTACCTTACTGAGGGTGACCTTGTCTACAAAGTAAGATAAGAGTTTAAACAAATAGGAAAACACGGAGGACGCATTATAAATATAGCATTTTGATAGTTTGTTCGGAAAGGTGGTGTCCAGCGTTTTCGAAATTAATTTAATGTATTGCGAATGTTTATCTAATTCCTTAATGCCCAACCCTTTTAAGCACACGTGGCAAGTAAACTTGTCCACAGTAGGTTCTAATAGTCGCATTTGATTGACAATGTAATTAGTCAATTCTTGGTATATTTCTGGAGTGCCAATTGGTTTGAAATACCGATAATCAAAATAAAATCCCCCATCCATCACGTAGCACATAGGTTTTAAAATATCTAACGGACTAGTAGCAGTCTTAATCGTGTTGTATATTTCTTCCACAGGGGTATTAAACGTATCCGGAATCGTGTGAGACATAAATTAAATTGTAATATATCTTTATATTAAAATTATGTTATAATTCCGCGGGTAATGCAAGCATGCATACCAGTATGCAGTGTTTATAATGCAAGTTTGGATAGTTCCTCGTTAATAGAGTCTTTTAAGCTTCCACTTGAAAACTGACCATCTGGAATATTTACTTCAAACTCGTTAATATCGTTAATATCCGTTGTGTCTAAAGCAATCCCGTCTCCATTGTCAAACATGGTTTCCGAATATGAATCCACTTGCATATCATTGGTATCCTGAAACAATAGGGTGACTAGCTTTTGGTTGGTTTCCATCGTAAAGGATTGTAAAGTAGTTAGCATCTTGGAGGTGTCCTTCAGTTCTTCCTTTACTTGTTTCAGCTCTTGATTCATTTGATGAATCTCCGAACTGTGGTTGTTATTTGCGGGCGCCGCTGCGGGCGCCATATTCACAATCGGGGTTCTCTTTTCTTTCTCTAACACATCTAAACGAGCGATAATATTTCTTAACAAGCTATCATCCATTTGCCCTCCTCTGTTCGTCTGAGGTGCGTTTGTTTGGGGTACGTTCGGGGATTCTAAATTGAAGTTGTGCATAAATGACTCCACACGCGCAATACGAGTAGACAACACCCCGATCGCATCTTGAATGGATACTTTGCTTGGGTAAGGAGGTATAGGTGCGTTAGTTTCAAACGCATTTTGTATTGGAGGAACGTACGCGGACTGCTTGGGCGGCGCAGTTGTCACGTTAGGTTGCCTATAATTATGGTTCGTTTGGGTTGGAGGAGGAGGCTGGGAAAAATTAGCGCCGGAATGAATAGAATGCCCAGGGCCAGTAGGTCGTGGAGGATATTGGGCAGACTCATTGGAACGCCTTGCACGCGCAGCAGCAACAGAACGGGATGAGCTCATATAGTCTTTTTGCGAAATTGTATTTAAATCTTTTACGCAGTGTTACAACTGTGTTAATAATAACATGAATAATATACAAATAATAATAATAATAAATATGCTAATAACAATACTAAATAAAATACGAAATAACAATACTATTCGTCATTCACACATAATATAATTCATTGTTTATGATGGATTATGGTATCCAGATGGATTTTGTCGGTTGGTTCCGACAATGGGCGGGTTATCTCACGATAGTCCAGAGGGTTTTTGTCGGGTGGTTCCGAAATGGGTGAGTTGTCTGGCGATAGTCCAGATGTGTTTGGTCGTTGGTTCCGAACCGGGGGTGTCATCCAATGGTTTTGGTTTATTTGTTATTTTTGGGGTGGGTTCATCCGCTTGTTCCAATGGATTAAATTGCCTCACGGTGTTTACCTCATATTGGGCGGCTTCAATTACCACACGTTGGTTCGTTTTCAGGCATAAATATATATATCGGGAGATTTTAAACGCAAGCCCAACCACTCCCGCGGTCATAGCTACAAGAGATAAAATATAGAGGCCCTCCATAAGTTACTTTATGTATATAAGTATACATAAAATATTTTTGCATTGTCTTTGTTCTCTGTTATGTTCATTCATGATACAATCCCTCCCCCCCCCATACCTTTATGCTCTCATTTGCATCTTGATTGTGTCGTGACACTCATAATTATGCAGTATGAAATCTTCCGCCACATAATCTTCGATATTGGGTTGAGGGGGTTTGGTAATTTCAATGGTTGGGAACGCATAGGGGGTGCGTTCCATTTGCTCTTTCAACGGCTCCATGTGGTCATCGTAAATGTGCGCATTTCCGAGAAAATAGCAGAACTTGTCCGCGATGAGTCCGCAGTGATGCGCGAGTAAATGGGTAAACAAGGAATAGGAAAGGATGTTAAAAGGCACACCGAGTCCAATGTCGCCGCTTCGTTGGTATAACGCGCAAGAGAGACGGTTCCCGTGTGACACATTGAACTGCGCCAATATATGGCAAGGGGGGAGCGCCATTTCATTTAATTGACACGGGTTCCAAGCGCTCATCACAAGACGCCGAGAGGTGCGCGTAGCAGGGTCTTTTAGCTGGTCAATAATTTGTTGCAACTGGTCTACGCCTTGTCCAGAATAATCCGCGTGACAGTCGGTGTATTCCGCATTAAAATGCCTCCATTGATGCCCATACACGGGTCCCAAATCGTTTGCTTCGTAATGCGTCAGTCCGCGCGAATCCAGAAACTCACGGGTGCCGTTGGCGTCCCAAATGCGAACGCCGTTCTTCTGAAGTATTGTGTTGTCGGTGGAGCCACGGATAAACCATAGAAGCTCTTTTAGGCAAGTCTTGAACGCGACTTTTTTGGTTGTCAACACGGGCAATACGTTATTTTGCAGGGAAAAAGACATCGAATGGCCAAACACGCTGTATGTGTTCCCGTTGCGCCCCTGCTCCAAGCTTCCTTCGCGAATGACGCGCTTGATTAGGTCCAAGTATTGGGATTCTTCGTGTAACAAGGTGTCTTGCATAAACAATAATACAAATAGATGCAAATTGTGTTTATACTGTTTTGGCATTGGATAGATAGATGTTTAGGAGCGTCAACACGCATAATCCATAATCCAAATGAAACGAAAGGAAAGGAAGGAAGGAAAGGAAGAAAACAAAGAAACATATTATTTAATTTCTAGTTATAAATCATATGGATAACCTGGAAGAATTAACCAATGTAGGGTCAAAAAACAGTTTTTTTCGGCACGTATTTCATTTTAATGAGGACGACAAGGGGGAGCTAATGAATATTGTGCAGTATGCATTGTTGGCGATTATTCCGGTCGTTCTACTAAACAAAACCATGCAAAAATATGTGCCCGAGGCGGATGACGAAAAGGGAAGCGTGGAAATAAGCGCCGAAGTAGTCTTCCAAATCGTGTTTATGTTTTTCGGCATTTATATGATTCACCGAGTGGTCACCTTTCTTCCTACCTACGGAGGATTAAAATACCAAGATTTTAGCGTAACCACCATCATCCTATCGGTGCTCGTCATTATCCTAAGCCTGCAAACCAAGCTCGGCGAGAAGGTGAGCATTTTGGTAGACCGAGTGGTTCAATTGTGGGAGGGCGATTCGGGGGATTCGAATAAAAAGAAGAAGCAAAGCACCGTAAAAGTAAGCCAACCGATTAGCCAGCCAGGGATGCATTCCCAGCAAATCGCAATGACGATGCCGGTTCCTCCGAGCCAGCACAACTCGGGCTCTACCCCAATCAGCCAACTACCAATGGACAACCCAGTGCAACGCAATGACAGCTCCTCGCAAAACAGTTATGGCTCGGGTATGAATAGCCAACAAGTGCAAGCGTTGGACGGGTTCAACCAAGGGCCGTTGCCTGCAAGCGAGTTTATGGGATTTAACGGCGGGTTTGCCAATTTCTAAGGATTATGCAGTAATTATGAAGGCGTCAAACTATAACCCATACCCATAAACAATTTAAAAATAAATATGTATAATTACGTATACATATATATACTTATTGTCCACCTATGAAGAACACACCCGAATACAGAAATGCCTATTTGGCCAATTTACAGCAAGAAATTAAAAACAATAACAAACACACGGCGGCAAACAACGGGCCGATAAATCCTGCCACGCGCCAATACATTCAAAATAGCGGGCACGTTCCAACCGGGGTGTCCACGTTTGCACTCACAAATCCCCCTGCGCCCACTAGTCAAAATAAAGGGAAGAAGGTTCATTTTAAAAAATAAACCATACACTATATTAATCCATAAATAAATCATAGGATTTAAAGTTTAATATATGTAAATAAAGTAGCTACAGGATGGACGATTTATTTAATGTGATACGCGAAGAGGTAAGGCAAGGGAATAAAAAAGGCGACCAACCCAAAGTGGAAGAAATTGATTTAGACAAACTCTTGCGCGCCGTCGAAAGCGACAGCAATGACTACTTGTTAAACCTGACAACCAAAAAAATACAGGAGCTAAATATGAATATTTTGAGTGAGCTTCATATGTCCAAGAAAGAAACCAAAGAGATGTTTGCTAAGTTGCAAGGATATAAATATGTGGACGAGATTGAAGAGCTGAAATGTGGGCGAGCCATTAAATGGATAAATATTACTGAGCCGGATGATTTGTTTTTAACGGGGGGCGCCATCTTGTGCGACATCAAAGTGATGGATGACGGGATATCGCTCGTGTATAAAACGTTCTCGCACAGACACTACTGTGTTAAGATGGGGGAATGCTTGCTGTTCCAAAAGCTCTCTGCCCAAGAGCAAATATTATTATCCGCGTTAGACCATTTAGCGGAGTAAATCTACAAGCCATGATACACGGGCAATTTTATTATATGCATTGTATATACTACATATGGAAGTATTTACAAAGCGATTATTATTGTTTACGTTTGGGTGCATACTGACTCGCGTGGCGTTTGCATATTTAGCGAAATACTCTAGCGAAAATGTCCTTGTCTCGTTAGGTTACATTTCGCTAATTCCGATGCTTGGATTTCTCTATATTTACGCGTTTGATGAGCGCAAAACCGGTCCAGAAGTGTTTGACGACAAGATTTGGTGGAATGACTTGCGCCCGATTCACGCGTTCCTGTATGCGATGTTTGCGTATAGCGCCATCAACAAGAGCCCTCACGCGTGGGGATACCTAATGGTGGACGCCATTTTTGGATTTATTTCATTTTGCGTGTATCACTACATGAGGGGCGATTTTGAGGACTTTTTTATCATTCGCCCGGTATAAGCGCTTAGTGTGTATACCCTTAGTTTATTTTTATTTGTTATTTGTTATTTTGTTATTGCGCCTTGTAAATAATACAATATGTGGATTCTTTAGTTTTACCGAGGTATTATTCTTGTTGTTTCTTCGTGTGCACCGGAACGCGCCTCTGCGTAGCCCCTTGGCGTTAATTACCGTGCGA